GAAGAATGGCTCAGAACTGGAAACGGAGATATGTTTGTACCCGGAATTAAAGACAAACAAATTTCTGCCATGCTTGCAGACGTAATGAAATCTGGAGAAGATTCTTTCCGACACCGTCTCGTGTCTGCATTAGCCAGATTGGATGATAAGGGATGGGACAATTTAGAAAAACTTATTGACATGATTTCTAATAAGTAAAAAGAAAGACAAGGGCAATGCGCAAACCCTTGTCTTTTTTAATGTTATCCGATTAGCCTTTTCACAAATATATAAATCACTTCTATCCAATGATTATTCGTGCATTTTTCAACCATCTCAATAATCTCTTTCTTATAATCCATAAATAACCCTCCCTGTACAACTACCACCTACACTACAGTATATGTCCGGCTGTGGGAAATAGAACCGAACATTAGTTCGTTTTGCTATTATACCACCTATTCCGACTCTTGGCAACTGCCAATGATATACATGGACTCTCACTATTTTATAGAAAAAAACATTTCTTATTCATCTAAATCACTCTATTTCGTTCTAAATCTTTACAACATGCTCTTAAAATGATAAAATAAAAATACCACATATAACCGTACTTTACATAATGTTGCAAAATCAGCGGTACAAAATACATAATCCGCATGGAAAGTGCGAAGCGTGGCGAAAACATATCAGGAGGGTGTTTATCATGAATGAAAAGAAAAAATATTGTAAGCACTGCGGAGAACTTATTGACGACGACTGCGTAGTGTGTCCTAAGTGCGGAAAGCAAGTAGAGCAGTTGACTTCTAACAACAGAGACATCATCATTAATAATTCTGCATCTTCCTCTGCATCCTCAGCGGCGAGCTCAGGTACACCGTATATAAAGCGGAAAATGCCATGGTATCTCAGTTGGTTCTGGATTTTAATATTGGGTGCTTGTTCTGGCGGAATATATTGGATTGTAGGAATTGTAATGAGAGTAAATTGGAAATCACATAATTAAATAAAAACCGCCCCGGTATTGGCGTACCGAGACGGCATTTATACATCTCCGAAGAAATGTAATATTCTGGCAAACATATTGTATCATCTTCGGAGCAGTCGAACAAGACAGAAAATTTGTTCGGCTGTTATTTTTATACCTAAAACAGCTACATAAAGAAAAGAGGAATAAAAATGGCGAAGAAAAGAAAGAAATATCCAAAACTGCCGAATAACTTTGGCTCTATCCGGTATCTTGGCAAGAACCGGAGAAACTGTTTCGCAGTGCATCCACCAGCTACACCGGACGATACTGGCAAGTTAAAACGCCCACCGGCGATCTGCTATGTGGATGACTGGATAAAAGGCTTCACTGTCCTGACAGCATACAAAGCCGGCACGTATCAACCCGGCATGGAACGGACTCTTGAGGTGTCCCCTACAACCGACATAGATACTCTTATAAGCCGCTTGATTGCCGACTACAATACAATCAAGGGCGTCGAAGGAAAACACCCGGAAATCAAGAAATTGACGTTCTCAGATGTATATGAGCAGTTTTATGTGTGGAAGTTCCCAGAGGGGACAAAACTGTCATATAGTTCAAAAGAAGCATACCGGACAGCTTATACAAACTGTACTGTTCTGCATAATCGCGTATTCGAGGATTTAAAGGCTCCTGATATGCAAAAGGTTATTGATGATTGTAAGCTGAAAAAGCAAAGCCAGATGGCTATTTTGACTCTGTTCAAGCAGATGTACAAATATGCGGTTTACTCAGAAATCGTAACGGAAAATAAGGCGTTATATGTCCATGTCAATGCTGATAACGACACCGAACATGGAACGCCATTTTCTGATCAGGAACTACAAACTTTATGGGATAATGCCAACGATCCAGAAGTGCAGCTCATTCTTATTATGTGCTATTCTGGTTGGAGAATCGGTGAAGTGTTAAAACTTACAACCAACCTGGAAGAGAAATATTTTCAAGGTGGAATCAAAACAAAAGCGGGTAAAAACAGAATCGTCCCGATACATCCTGCCGTATATCATTTTGTCGAACAGAAAGTACTGGCACAAGATGGAAAATTATGTGTATATACTCAGCAACACCATAGAAAAGCATTGTTCTATCCTACACTGGAACGATTAAAAATAGTCGGCAATCCGAAACACACGCCGCACGACTGCCGACACACCTTTTCCGCACTGTGCGAAAAATACGGTGTCCGGGAGAATGACCGAAAACGAATGCTTGGCCACTCCTTTGGCGGAGATGTTACAAACGCAGTATATGGCCACAGAACGCTAGAAGAACTTCGGACAGAAATAGAAAAGATAAAAGTTCCATTTGTGACTAATTGTGACTAACGGAACCTATTTTAATCTTTCTAAAACAACCGAAATATCATTATCGAAATGCCGGAAACCCTATTAAAATCAACATTTTCAGCGATTTTGCAAGGATTTCCCACATTTCATTTTCATTATTCTAATTTTATTGATTGTGACTAACAAATAGAATTTAGAAAATTGCGCAAATGCCCGTAAATACAGTGTTTTTGGCGCTATTATATTAGGAAACAATATTTTTATTTGTGACTAACGTGTGACTAACGATAACAGTCTAAAACTTCCGAAATGATACAAAATATGTTTAAAGATAAAACTCCCGGGGTAATTCCCCGGGAAAATCATTTAGAAATTTCTGTGATTCTGGTGAATGCTCCTTTTGGAACAAATTCAAAAACAAACCCTTCTGCCGGATGCGGGATGCGGATAAAATACCATTTCAGCCCTGAACTGTCAGTTTCTGTGTACTTCATCACCTCTACAACTGCACCTTTTTTCAGTTTTGGAAACAGCTTTGACGGGCTGTTTTTGTTTGATTTTGTATAGCATTTTGTGTCCTTTTTGATCTGTGCAATATAGGCTCTGGTGTTCTGCTTTTTGGTTGTATCTGAGTCTGAAACTGACGTTGTATTTTTAACTAAACTGTAATTTGGAGTACAGAATTTTGTTCCGGGAAGGTTGCTGTTGTAGTAACTTTTCTGACATACGCCACCACCATTTGCGATAATTGTAGAGCCACCAGAAGTGTTTCCTTCGACTGTCCAGAATCGATCTCCTGATACCTTTGTTACGATTCCGGTATGTGTAAATGTGCCATTTCGATAAAAAATAACAATATCTCCAATCTTCGGATTGCTGTTCAGGGTAAACAAATCCGCCATTGTCGGACAGTAAACGTATGGCCAGTGCTTCAAAAGTTTCTTCGCTGTGTCTAAGCCGAATGCTTTCATGAAGCACCAACTCACGAATGCAGCGCACCATGGCTGCCTTTGATAATCCGGTTTAATATCTCGCCAGTATTTCGTATAATTATTTTCTCCGACATTTGCTGTCTTACTATCAAGCTGACTATTGCTTGCCTTTTCAAGATATCCGGTTTCATTCTTTGCGATCTGGATTAATTTATCAATTGCTTTCATGTCTGTCTCCTCACTTTCCGGGAAATATGTTTTCAACGCATTATAAACAAATCTCTGTCTGTCCTTATATGCTCCCACCTGATTCCCTGTGTCCGTCTGGCAGGCTGCATAGAGATTATCAAGCGTATATGGCTTCTGAGTCTTTGCTAAAATCCTCGTTACTGCTCCCTGTCCGCCTTGGTGTCTAAAGTTCACGCACATAGCTTGCGCTCTGGCGTCTGTAACGCCCTGCTTAAGGGTTTCGTCTGCATAGGTGGATAACTGTTCATCCATAAGGCTATCTTGGCATTTAACGCCTAAATCGGACGAGATAAGAGCAACTATAGTGTCTGCGAGCTGTGATACCCTGGAAATATTAAAACATTCCCAGTTTGCGGTCTGGACCTGTTCCAAAAGTCTGACCTTGTCTATCTTCTTCCACTGTTCCGGGTCGGCATCGTAAATTCGTTCCAGAAGTGTTTTAGCTTCGATTCCGTACCACTGTCCCGCCCCGATTGTGATTGCGTGTTCTTCAGAAGAATTGGTGTAGGCTTCCGTGAAGTCCGAATAATCCTGCTGTCCGTAAACCTGTTCGCCAGTTTCGACCGCATAAATAATTTTCCTGAGAACTACTTTTTGATTATTTGTCATACAAAAATCCTCTCAAATTTTTCCTGCGTGCATAACGTTTACTGTAGTGAACCTGCTCTTTCTACCGTCCCATCCTCATTCAGCACATAGTCATCTTTTTTCAACTTTTCAATCACCTTTGCATTCCACAGCTCAGGAACATCTGTCCATTTTTTCAGCCCATTGATTACTCGTTCTTCGAAAAATTTAACCATTGTTTCCACCTCCAATGCCTGCAACTAAAGTAGCCAGTTCATCAAGTGCCGAATCATGCGTTGATACAAGTTCAGCCAGACCGTCAATACCATCACCATTAATTAGAATTTTACGATTAGATTCCGCATTAAGCATTTGCATCACCAAGTCAAGTTTTTCAGACATTTCATTCAGTCTGTTTGAAACTCTATTAATTGCTTTATAAATATTTGCAATTTCCTTTTTATCCATATGCACCTCCTGTTCTTAGCCATTCAGCTATAAATAATTCATTAATTTACTAGGATTTTAGAAACATAAGCAAGGGGCGAGGCTCCTTTCTTGACTGGCATCGGCGATGTTCGTATTCCCTGTCGCATTCACAACACAGAAGGACTCATTGGCACTGTGGCGAGGCGAACGCTCCCACCAAATCCCAGACGCATAAGAATTGCTAGTTCGTGGGCTTTTATACCTGTTTGCGATCGCATTCTTAAAGTATTGATACTGTGTTCCTTCACCTCCAAAAGAATATGGAAAGTCACCAAAAATTTCGATTTCAGATAGTAAGAACACATAATCGTTTGAAGTCTTGATTGTACTACTCTGACCTCCCACAGATGTCAGCTTTTTAACCTGTTTCATCATGCTTTGGACATAAGCAGGTAAACATTTCTTGTACACATTATTACACCATGTACGTCTTTCACAACCTTCCCAACCGCCACTATTCATATCTGAGCTATTCATATAACCACATTCATGAGATGCATCGAGAGAATTGTTATATTCTGTCGTAGTGTCTAAATACAGCAGGCGTTCCGTCTGAATTGTAATAGCGGCTTTGGCCTTGCCATTGATAGCAGTTACCAAGTCGTCATGTTCAATTCCGATGATCACATAAGCATAATCATTTGCTTTGTGTGACTCACTCACGCCTGTTGCATCCATAGTATTGTGATGGATGGTTCTCTTGTCACCAACCGCCCAATATTCGCCAATATTGATTTTACCTGCGTAGTGCGCTTTAATCATCCTTGCTATTTCAGCATCCGTTCCGTCAGCGAATGTGACAATCTTCAATTCCCCTGGTTCACCGAGAAGTCTGTTTCCTGTATCGTAGTTGTATACGCCATCAGTGTTGTATGGGAACAGCACGAAGTAATATTGTTTGTCGCTTGTTAACCCTGTGACTGTATAGCCTGTGGTTTTGTATTTATCTCGAACCGTATTATCAACCACAAGCGTTCCGTCATCTGGATTTGCAGGATAGCCCGTTTCTTTCATTACAAGTTTTGTGCCAGCCCATGTAGAAAATGTTGAGCCACTGATTACCGTGTTTTCAGGGTCTTGCCATTTAATTGTGACAGATGTGTTTGCATTTTCAATTGTTGGGTTGTTTACGGGTTTAGGGGTAACGGTCACGCCTCCGCCTTTTGCGTGGAGTGTTCCGTCTTCGTCTATGAATGTTGTCTTACCGTCGGGCTTAACCTTGCCAAGAGTTTCAGTTGTAGCAATCGGGACAGTCGCATCACTTCCCCTGTCTCCTTTTGGCCCTTTTATGTTGACTGTTTCGGGATTGGTGATTCCATCTGTGTTGCTCCAGCTTATATTTCCATCGGTGTCCACACTTGGGACGAATGTAGTGCCCTTGTCTCCTTTAGGCCCGGCATCCCCAGCCTCTCCCTTTTCTCCTCGCGGCCCAGTATCTCCTTTTGCGCCCGTATCGCCTTGCGGTCCGGTAATATTTACTGTCTGGGGGTTTTCAAGTCCCCCGTCATTACTCCAACTTATATTTCCTCTGCTGTCTACAACAGGAGTAAAGGTGATTCCTCGCACGCCAGCATCGCCTTGCTCGCCTTTTGGACCAACTGGTCCCTGTGGACCTTGCAGCCCAGTATCGCCTTTTAGACCCTGTATTCCCTGCTCTCCTTTTTCTCCGGGGTCTCCTTTTATGCCCTGCGGTCCCGGGTCGCCCTTTGGCCCTTGCGGACCAACTGGTCCCTGCGGACCTTGAGGCCCTTGAATCCTGCCAGCATTGTTCCAATTTGTGCCGTTAAAAACCCACATTTCTCCATTTATTAAATACGCGTCGTTCTTCTCTGCGCTTAAAGGGAGGTCTGCCTCAGATTCTTTTGTACCAAGGATATTAAGAGATGTTCCATCATTTCCTTGTTCACCCTTTTCTCCTTGTGGGCCTTGTGGACCTTGTGGACCAACATCTCCTTTTTCACCTTGTGGTCCCTGCGGACCTTGAGGCCCTATAATATTACCAACATTTTCACTATCACCATCTGAAAATGTTATTGTCAAATTTCCATCTGTGTCGATACTGACCGCTGTGATAGAGATACCCCTTAGTGATTCTTTCTGCTCGGGTGTCAGCGATTCAAATGCTACGGTGCCATCCGCACCCTTTTCTCCCGGATCACCTTTATCTCCTTTTTCGCCTTTTGGACCCTGCGGGCCAACAAATTCTCCGGCATTGACCATCTCTGAAATATCCTCAATGGAACACAATCGTCTTACATCATTAGCCGCAAATGCAATGTATAAGGCTTTGCCAGATGGAACAGAAGGGTCATTGCCAAGAATCGCAACGGGCTCTCCAGGACGAATTTTCGATGTATCAAAATCAGCGTACATACCGCGCCGGAATTGTATTGTATATGTATTGGCCATATTAGACTTACCTCCTTATGAAAGGAAATTATTTTTTATGTAATCCTTTACGGAATCAAGATTTTTCTGTACATTGTCATCCATTACAAGGAAATTACCTTTATTATTCTGACTGATGATACTTCCTGTGCTTTCGTCTACTTCTGAATAGGTGTAAGCAATGCGACTTCCTTCTCCAGTGCTGAGATTCATAAAACTTGTAAGAATTTTTTTCATGATATTTCCTCCATTTCGTCAATAATTTTTTTCCTGTTATTAAGAAGCTCTTTTTCGTAATCGGGTTCTGATATTTCAAGGCTTTTACTGTAGTCTGGCTCTGGCATGTCTGTGTCTATTGCCCTATCGTAAGCTGTTTCACTTGCATCAGCAAAACGCATGTGTTCATAGTCAGCTTGACGCGCTTTGACTTCAAATGCAAATTTAAGCCCCGGAGTACCTTTTACAGTGAAATATGTCTGTTCTTTTTGGTCTACCCAACAATCTCCATCTCCTTCCTTTTGCAAGAACACATAATATTCAATCCTTACATTAGTAGATTCTTGGAATATGTCATCTATGTCTATCAGACATGTGCCGTCTTCTGATATGGATGCTTCTCCGATGTCTCCAAACATGGGGGATGCCATTTCGTAGCAATAAAACGCCTGTGTACCATAGTTTTTTGTTGGAAAAATCCTCTTCTTTGTCCCTCGGACACTTAAATCCGCAAGGTCTGTCCCCGTTCCGACGCTATAGAAATGTCCACTGGCTTCTACGTGCGTGCCTGCTTTAACTTTTTTTGATGCTGAAATACTGTCCGCAGAAACACTGCCAGCAGAAACACTGGTATTAACCGAGACCGAACTTGCGTGTACGGTTCCTGTATAAAGATTGATTCCTCTAATTCGCGTTCCATACAACGTCCCGTACCCCGGTACATATATTCCTGTATTCGTCTCTGAATAGATCTCTCCAGTTGAAGCATCTAGTATTACTTCTCCATACGTGCCACTTGCTGAAAGCTTTTTAATTCCAACTTTCCATCCTGCTAATTCGCCTGTGTTAATATAATCGGCATTCATGTACACATTGCCATTTGATAGATACAGGCCTTTATTGCTGCTGTTATCGCTTAGCACATTAATAATCTCTTGCTTGGACATTTTTCCTATGTCGAGATCACTGAGCGCTTTATCTGTATAGCTGTTTGCACTTGATAGCACTGTCGAAGCTTTGTCTTCCGCAACACTATATATTGTATCACCATTTGTTAATACAAATGTATCAGGTCTGAGCGTAACATTTCCGTAGTTATCAATCGCAAATGTTGATACTCCAGAACTGTTTGTAACGTTGATGTTCTTCAGATTAATCAAATCAGCTGAAATCTGGCCGGACTTAATATAGGAAGCATTTATATACAGATGTCCGTTCTGCATATAAATTCCTTCTTGCTTACCGTTATCCGTTAAAGCGTTAAAAACTCTTTCAAAATTGACAATTTTTTCAGCATCCAGTTCCCGCCAAGTGCCATCAGTCCCAGAAAACATATATACCTGACTTGTAGAGAAGTTCATGAAAATCGAGCCGTCATGCTTTTCATATTCTTCACTTTTCCACTCAGATGCCGGATAATTCTGCAATGTTGGTGTATACGTGCCATAATAGTTCGGGATAGTCACATTGCTTTGAACTGTCCCATCCACAACATCCTTGGCAATTTGTTCAATAGTTCTGCTTTTCAAGGTAAAGTTTTCAACTTCTAATGTGACAGCACCCGTGTCAGCATCTATTCTTAATGTCGTATTCCCGTTATTGTCTTTCGCCGTGAGACCTCTTGTATTAATCCATTCTGATTGAATGCCAATGGCGTAAAGAATATTCAGGACAGCATCCCCATTACTGTCAAAGCCCGCTTTCCAAGTCTGGCCTCCGTCCACTGACAAAAAGAATCCATCGACACCTGTCTTATAAATCACTTTAGAATCAGCAAGTGTAGGTTTATCATGCCGGTACGTAATTATGGAACCATCTTCTTGTACTTCCTCTGTATAGAAGAAACCCAGTGTGTTTGCTGCAAGCTCGTTCATTTGTTTGAGCTTTACGTCATAGGCAGATAGTTTCTTCTCTATATCTTTTTTTGACTGCTCTACCGCTGTTTGCTGATCACCAATAAACTCGCTTGCATCTTCTTCAGCACTCTTTGCGCTACAACTCCATGATGTTGAACCACCGAACACGAACTCTATATCTGTCACAAACGATCTAAAGACACGATTCTTTGTGTCAATAAATTCGACTGGATCGCCGAAAGTGGCGTATCCGTTGGCGATTCCGTCACATGAGAAAGGACGCATTCGCAAACCGATTAATTGATTTCCAATAGCTTCGACTCCTGCCTGTGCATTGCCCGACAATAGCTGATTGTCAATAGTAATCACATAGCCGTCCTGGCCTGACATATATTCGGTCTCATCTTCTACATATTTGACACCTGTTACAATAACATCGTCTACGTCATATTGTAGATTCTGAATTGAAAATAACGCGTGATAATCGTTATTGCTTAACGTACCACCATCAATCACAGTCCCCATTGTCCATGGATTAAGCGTGCCGCCATCCAGATCATCACCATTTGTCCAGTTCTTTACTGCTCCACCATCGTAAATAGTCGTATTGGTAAATGTCTTATCAAACGTAATAATCCTGAGTAAGTCATTTTCGTCGATTCTTGCATTTCCACCGGCTATCCCGGCACACATTCCGATTATTGTACGGTATGTCGCATTAGATGGCGCTTTCTGAATCTGAAAATCCGCATTTGGAAACACTGCATCTCCAAGAGTGATTCCACATTGCTGACAGCATTCCGAGAGCAGTTCCTTGACTGTACAAGGAAAAGACAGATTAGAATCATATGTCTTATCAGCGTTATGCATTTTATCTAAGAGAGAAAGACTTATTTCGCTTGCTGTTGCAGGCTTTTTCGATACAATATAAGTACCTCTTTTTATAGTTTCTATCCTGTCAGATAGCTGCACATTGAGAAAGATAACAAACCTTGCAGCATTAAAATTATATCCGTCAAAGCGTCCGTCATCATTTACCAATGATAAGCTTGCCGTTTTTTCTATTGCTACACCCACCGGGAAGTCCCCAGAGTCTGCTGAATCTACGAGACTATTTCCAGACAGATAAAAGTCTTTTTTGCCTAGCTTAAGAGTTGTACCATTTGACAATGTAACATTTGCTGTCACGTAATAATTTCTGTTTGTAAGAGATTCTTTCTTCAACTGAGTAGATACATTTATCAAATCGGCTCAATCCTCCTTACATTAATAGACAAATCCGTCCACTTTTCTTCCCCGTCTTTCAAAGTTTGCGCAGCCATATTAAAATTTGATGCGTAGAATGTTCTGTCTATCCATCTTCCCGGAACAGTTGGGTCTTTATGGTGGAATGTGAATTGACTTTTGTTAAGTACAGTATTTAGTATGGTTGCTATTTCAGCCCATGTAAGCTCGCCCCATTGCATGTCATACCCGCCAATTGTTCCCATTGGTGTATTGTGCATAATCAAATCCTGACTTCTTTTAGAGTCTTCCGTAGAAGTGGTTGCGAACACCGGTTTGTAACTATCCGGTGCTCTTATAACAACGTTGTCTATTTTAAATTGTTCCTGCGGCATATTCTTCTCCTTACGCTAACTCAAATGGGTTCTTCCCATTCCGGTTTCTTCTCATTTCAGCTTCACTGATAATAATATCTAACAGTTTTCTGCCAGATGCATTAACTGTAACATTGTAGGTATTTCCGTCTCCCTGTCCCTTTCCTGATTCTTCCCGGACGATCTGACGTAACAGACTTTCCGGCGCTTCCAGGTTATTGCCTTTCTTCTGGTCACCTAATACCGCAAGGAATTCTGACCTTGGTGGAATAACTGCACCACTGGCCAGATATGGGATAGTTCCGATACGTGGAAATGTTGCATGAAATCCGATAGTCTTTGAGCCAAACGGTGTTGGAACAGTCCAGGGTCCAAAGGAAAATGCAGATTCAATTCCACCAATTGCATTATTAATCATTCCAACTGCATTATTAACAATGCTGATTGCTTGATTGATCGGAGCTTTAATAAAATCCACAATGCCTTCAAACGCAGATCTGACTGCATCTCTGGCGGCATTAAACTTATTAGTGATAGCATTTTTTATCGCTTCTACTTTATTAGATACGAACGTAGCTACGTTTTCCCATGTTTTTGATGTCTTGTTCTTTACGCTGTCCCATACGCCTACAACTTTAGTTTTAATTGCATTAAATACTGTGCTGGCTGTGGATTTAAGAGAGTTCCAAAGACCAGAAAGGGTCTTTTTAATTGCGTTCCAGATTGTTGAAGTCAATGCTTTAATCGCATTCCAAGCAGTGCTGATGATGCTCTTTATTATACTCAACGCGCCTTTTGTTACGGTTTTAATTATCTCCCACGCACCTGACACAACATCTTTGATAAAACTCCATGCTCCATCCGCAATCTCTTTTATTCCCTGCCAAGCCAGTTCCCAGTCTCCCGTGAAAACGCCGACAAGAAAATCAATGATTCCACTCAGCGTGTCTGTTACATCACCAATAATTTTAATTAATGATTCCAAGACTTTTATTGCTGTGGTTCCTACAACGTCAATTATCTTTGCCACAACCGGAAGCAAATTTGCGATTATCCAGTTAATTAAAGGAACTAACACTGACTCCCACAGAAGTTTCAGAGAATCAATGAGTTTTCCGAGAAATGTTTCTATCTTTAAAATTGCGTCCCCTAATGGTCCCTCTAATAGCCCTTTGATTTGTTCCGCCAGTCCTTGTAGTACTGGAAGAACGTATGTGTTATATCCAGTTATCAGAGTTCCAAATATGCTTGACAGTCCATTTGCTATAGAATCAAAGAACGGCTTTACGTGTTCATCGTATAACCTTGATATTGCGTCGCTAAGGTTTTGAACAACTATTAAGACGCCGCTTGTTACGGTTTCTATTGCTCCGAGACTACCCTCGATTGCTGACTTTAAAATGTCCTTGTTGTCGATAAAAGGCTGTGCAATCATGTTAAGGATGTCTCTGCCAAGTTTTGCAGCCGTTTCCGTAAGAACCATTCCGATTTCAGCAAAGATTCCGATTAAATCTGCTGTGATCTGTTGCGCAGTTTCTCCACCGAAAACTGAGAAAACATCAGCGAAAGCAACTGCAAGATTTCCACCTATTTGTGCAATTTCAGAGCCGATATTGAACATATCTATCAGATAGTTCTTTATTCTTTGCGTGTTCTGCTTTAAAAACTTCTCGATTCCGCCTATAATGTTTTGCGCAATTGTTAATCCGATTCTGGCAAATGAACCGGCAACTTGTCCAATTGCATATGCAAATGAATCAAGAAAATTATTTGCTGCTTTAGTAACTTCTGGGTCAGTGAAGATATCTTTTAAAGATTTCCATATGGAATCGAGATCCTTTTTTATTCCGTCAAGAATTGGTTCGTAATCTCCTAATCCATCCCAGAATCCTTTTGCGATTAACTTAGCCAACTGTTTAAATCTGTCGATTATCTTTTTTAGCGGTTTTGACATTTTATCAAGAACTGTCTCACCCTCTGCCAATTTTCCATAATCAACATTTTGTACAGCATCTTTCATCTGATCTGCAAGTCCGCCGGTTGCGCCCGGTACTTTTGACGATGAATCTGTGCTTTTATCCGTTGAGTAATTATTTATTTCGTCAAGAGGACTAAGATATCCTTTTGCCGCCTTAGTAGCTTTCTTAGTTGTATCTGCTGTATCATTTGTCGCATCTGCCAGCTTTTCGGCATTGTTGGCAGCATCTCCATATTGGTCTGCCGTATCAGCTATTGCATCTGTTCCGACAAGACCTGCACCACTTGCGCCTGTCTGGCCAGATGATTTCTTTCCGGTGATTAATTCCGTAAATGACTTGAAGGCATTTGCCAGAGTTGCTAACTTACCGAGCAAGATATTAATAACTCTCAAAACGGGAGTGAAGAGATTGATTAATCCCTGTCCGACTGTTGCCTTGAGAGATTGCAACTGTAACTGCATCACTCTGACCTGGTTCGCCCATGAGTCAGATGTTCGAATGAAATCACCAGATGCGGCAGACAACTGTTTCTGTACAAAAGCCAAGCGGAGAGCCACTTTCTCCTGTTCAGTCATGGCGGATGTGGTTTTACCATAGCCATTTGCCAGCGCGAACTGGTCAAGCGCCGACTGGGTCATTACCACACCGAGGTCCTTGAGCGTTTCCGTTTCTCCCGTAAACACTGATTTCAGCTTGATATAAGCCAAGTCTTGACTAATGTTATAGAATGATGCTACGTCACCAGTCAGCTGCGTCAGAGCTGTTGACATGTCGTAAGCCTGTGCTTCGGAGAAACCGAACGACTTAGACATTGCTCCGAACGTTCCGTCATACTGTTTTGCCATGGTTTCTGACAGTCCGGCAGAGGTCATAGCATTCTTTGCAAATTCGTTTACCTTGTCCGACATGGCTGTGAATGTAACATCGACCACGTTCTGCACTTCGGCAAGGTTAGAGCCGAGTTCTACGCATTCCTTACCGAACTGCGTCAGTTTTCCAATCGCAAATGCTCCGCCAATCAGTACGCCTATTTTTTTTACTACGCTGCCAAGTCCGTTAAAAGACTGCCTGATTGCTGATACGCCGTTTTGCACGCCTGATGTGTCCATTCTGGTATCAATAATGACTGAGCCATCAGCAGCCATGTGTCCACCTCCTAACTATTTGAGGTTCAACATCTCATTCAGCTTATCTTTATAAGCTTGCTCCTCGTCGCTGAGACGTGTTTTTATGTCAATTGTGTTTTTATTCTCTTGATAGAATTTCTTTTCCCATTTATCGAGTTTTTCACCCTTTGCTTTTTTTGACCGGATTCCAACTACGGTGTTGAACAGGCACTCGCCAGATTCCATAAAGTATCCAAAAAACGTCCACCAGTGCATATAAGGTACTGATCTGATTTCTTTACCAGCAACCTTGTTCACAGCCGGAACGATCATATCTCCATCCTGTTCCCAGTCCATCAAACGGGGTTTGGGCTTGTTCGGGCTATCATCGAATTGACCACAATCAATAAACTCGCAAGCTTTCTGACAAGCTTCTGTAAGATGTTCCAGGGGTATGCTTTGCCAGTCCTCAAACAAAATCTGTAACATAACAACAGCTTTCGCCTGTTCGTCCAATTCTGGGTCATTCATGGCGACCAGAATGTCAATAATTACTCGAAAATCCGTTCTGATAGAAAAATCCACCCCACTGATATTTAGTGAGGTGGGCAACTCATAGGCGGTCATTTTGTATACTTCTCCGTGTACTTATTGACCGCTTCCTGCATTTTTTTCTTTCTCTTTTCGATTTCCGGGCCAAGTGCTTCATTGATTTTGTCCAGAACGATATAGGCAAACACCTGACCATTTCCAAAAACAGTTGTTGCGGTAATTGGTTCTTTAAATAAATCCTTAGATGCTTCATATCCGAGCATATAATTGATTTTGTCCTCAATCTGCTTATTAATCTCTGCCATTTCTTTACTGGAAGAAACATTTTTAACAGATTCCTGAGCCTGTTCAAAGAAAGTTTCCAATTCTTCCGCTCTTGCTGCGACGTTAATATCAGTGGGGTTCAGCTTGAACGAAGAGAACACTTCGCCCTGTTTGTTTGTGAATGTAAAAAGAAGAAATCCATCATCAATGTTTGTGTTAATTGTTTTTGCCATTTTCTATACCCTCCTAAAAATTATTCGCTGTCAGCTGTGAATGTACCGGAACTGATGTCAAATTTTCCTTTTACACGTTCGCCAACATAGTTCACGGTAAACGGAATCTGATAACCAGATGTATCACCGCCGTAGGAAGTCGGCACAACGTAGCAGTCCTGCTGATATGCTTCATATTTGCCTGCTGTAGCTTCTGTCCAGAGATGAACCTCGACTGCCTTTGTTTTAAGATTATCGTCTTTGAGACGTCCATCTACAATCTTCTGTAACACTGTAAACAGATTAGAAGTAGTGTCTGCATAAAACGGATCAGCGTCAGAAGAAACTTCATAGCCATTGTGTTTGAATGTGGATTCTCCAAGAATGTTTTTAGATGTTTCAGTATCTGGATTGAGTTCTACATTGTACTCTTCCAAATCCTTTCCAAGACGCTCATATTTCGGTGTTAGTCCTCCACAGAGGGAACCTGCATCAATGTAATGAGCCATATATTTACGGTCAATTTTGCCTGTAACTGCCATAGAAATGTCCTTTCTGCCTATAACTTTTAAAAGGCTGCGTAGGTTAGTGACTATCTCTAATTGATAGCCGGTTGTTACTTGTTATATTACTTCATAAGTATTTTCATAGCGTACTGACAATGGCAATAACCAATCCTGTACGCCGCTCTCCTGTGGTTCTAAACCATATGAGTTGTCGCGCATGATGCGTTTTATCGTTCGTCCCTGTGAAAGCTCTGGAAACGCATTCAAACGTGTCTCAACGCCATTTATGGCAACTGGTTCTCGACATATCCATTTACCGAGATTGTCAAGGAACTTCTGAACAGATAATTTCTGTCTTTCCTTGTCGGATGCTGTTCGGTATACCACATAAAATGGATACTGGCATACCTGATGCATTGTGCCGCAGACATCTTCTTTTTCCTTATAAACCAAAGCTCCATTATCCGCTGAGAACGCAATTCCCGATTCTTTGCCGAGTTCCTCAAATTTGATTGTTTCATTTTCGTACAGCCCCGGATACTGGTTCAGAAGTGCTTTCATGGCATCTGTCAGAATCTCGTATCCGGTTGCATCTTTACCAATAGGCTTATCTGCCATGTCTGCCACCTCCTGCCTGTGCTTTTACTTTACGAATCCATGTACTGCCGTATTGTCGTTTAGCGGCATCGAACCATTCAGCCTGTGCCCGTGGGTGAGCCTGTTTGGCGTATTCAAGATTTTCCTTTGCGGCTGTCTGACCAGAAAACTGACTGACAAGGACTTTCTTTGCTCCACGTCTTGCGTAGGGACTTCCGGTTGCTTCGTCGACCATTCCTCTTCCTTCGTACAGAAAACGCCCATAAGGAGCCGCCGCCGCGCATACTTTCCCAGTTCCTTGCAAGGATGTACTCTCAACTCTTGTCCGATTGATAAAATTTCCGGTAATCATTGGCATAAATGGAACCATGCTGTCCATAACCATTCCGTCAAGGAGATACTGGGCTTCTTGATACTGTCTGGAAAACCTGTCCATATTCAGCTTGATTTTCATATCTCCATCGACTATGGAGAATCCTTTGAAATGATGAATCTTACTCATATTACTTACCCAGAATCTCAAAATGTGGAATCAGCGTATACGGACCGCCAACACTGGTAATCTTAAACACGTTATCCTTGTTCTCATTCATGTACTGGTAGAATCCATTCCGATAATCACCATCAGATACCGTTCTGCCAGTCCACTCACCCTCCCAGAAGAATGATTCATCTGAGAATGTAATAGTGTCTTCCAGAGCGTTGTTAATCTGCCTTTTCCACTCTTTAACTGGCACCCATGGGAGAATCTTACCATTCTTGTCAGTAATGGTTATATCGCCATTCTGAACAGTATAACGAATGTGTAACTGTGCGTTGTCAGTTGCGTCTGGTCCGTACTTTTTAAGAATTGCCCCCTTGTCCGTAATGAGGTCAACACCGGATAAAACATGAGGATACCAGTATGCATCTCCTGTCGTGGCTGATTCATAATAATCAAAAATCGTCACAGTTTTGCTATACATGATACCCTCTCCTTAATTATTCTTTCTGCACTGTCTGCTTAATAACCTGATTCACACCAGTAGCCGACAATCCGTTAAACATACCGACTGCAACCGCCGTGATATAGTCCGATGCCGGGAAATCCGGGATAACTCCCATTCCGACAGCTCCGAGAATTCCGCCAATAACCGCCATGATTACTGGAATCCATTCATCAGAGATTCTTTTTGATGCTTTACATCCCATTCCTACGATGTAGCAGATCATAACGATTGCGATGCATGAGCCTAATGTTGAAATGTCCATAATCATACCTCCAAATCAACTTTTTCCATAACTGCCCTTGCTTCCAGAACAGCAATATAATCCGTCATTGCTCTTACCTGCATATTGTAAGTTGTTCTCGGGCAAGTAGGAGTAAATGGGAGTTCTCCTTTGTCCCACCTTTCAAGCATATTCGCAAGTTTCTTATATCGAATAACCACCTGCATATACTCTGCCTTAAAGCGTTCCTTGTAATCTGCACTGTTCATCATTTCAACTGTCTGTTTTAATTCCATCATTTCTATCACACTCCTGCATACAATACTGGTATTCCATCATCCGTCCTTACTCCCATCAGAAGCGGCAAAGCCGTCTTTAAGAGTAAGTCGTTCGTTTTCTGCGCATCTCCGGCGGCGGCATATACCGCACTCCATTCTTTTACACTCGCCCCGATCTGCTGAGGTGTGGCATAAGAAATAGATTCACTGCCAGAAGATACAGATGTTACAATGCCTGTTGACTTGCCACCGGTATTTGTGTCGGTCACATTTGCTGACGCCTGATTAATAGCATTCTTTTCAGCAAGTTCAATCTGATACATTAATTCAGCTAATGAACAGACCGCCTTTTTAATACGTTTCTGTGAGCGTTCATTTTCCGGCAGTCCGTCCACCAACCTGTCAAACGTCATTGTGTCCACAAAATCACTGGCTCTTTTTGCCAGTCGTGGAAAGTCGGTTTCTGGCACGACATTGCCGAATGATTCTGTATAGAATTTATAATCTGCATAAGCCATGCCAGTCACCCCCTACGTTTATGATTTCGCTGTTACGCTTGCACTTCCGGCATTCAGTGCCTTGTATGTTCCGTCACACTCAACCACTGTAATCTTCTGCCCGGTTGCTGCCTTAATGTCGGCTTTTCCGTCCCATGTAGTCCAGTTTCTGAGATTCTGGCCATAAGTTACAGCTGTTTCAGATGCACCAACTTTGTACTTGTACACATTGTTAGCGTTTTCTTTAGCCGGGTTTACAGTGATTTTTGTATCACCAGTTGCTGTTCCTGCCGCAGATGTTACTGTCAGAGTGCCAAGCGTTGGTGTCTCATCAATGGTAATTACTGCGATTGCATCAATGTACTCCGCAAAAAGAGTCAGTCCCATAACTGCGAACGCTTCGGAAACTGCTGTGTGGTAGTTGCCCTGAGTGTGGAATCCGATCAGGTTTGTCTCGCCAGATACGGTGTATACAAGCCCTGCTCTTGCGAAGTCAGATTCGTTCGGGTCAACATAGTAAAGTACGATGTTCTCAACAGGTGTAGCGATAACCTGTCCTCTCGGAATCTCACTGTCAGATAACAGGAAGATGGTATTGAATCCCATGAAATCTTTCATGTACTGGAATCCGAACTGGTTCTGAATAGTGATCTCAGCTGCGCCAAGGTATTCATATACGTCCAGAATGTTCACAAATCCAACAACGCCAGTCACATTTCTGTGCATCTGCTTGAATTTGTTTTCTACACGGCCCTTAGCCATTGCCAGAGCCATCTGGAATGTAGTTTCTGTGGAAGTAAGCGTACCGGTTTTCAGATAGTCATAGAATCTGCCGGTAACATCAGTCTGAAGCTGGAAAAGGAATTCATCATCAGTCATCTGAACAGCGTTCTCATAACCATGATCCTTGATTGCTTCGATAGATACAGCCTTTGCGTACTTCTCGATAGTCATTTCCGCATAGGGTTTTTCTTTTACAACGAATTTGCTGTAAGGGATTTCCTCGCCCTCACCAACTTTTCCGCTCTGTAAAGTACCCTCTGCGTATTTGGACTTGAGTACAGCACCCGGCTGCTTTTTGATAGGTCTCATGATACCCAGAATATCACGTAAGTGCTGCCAGTTTCTTTCGAATCTGGTAACAAAGTCAATCTCACGTGCCGTGACATGAATATCATTAGTCATAATAAGATTTGTTTTTGCTGGCATAAAAAATCCTTTCTACCCATAATTGTTAAGGTATTGGGTTAGCGGCTATACCCTGATGTATAGTCGGTGTAAAAAAATCACTGGAATAACTGGATATTCTGAGCGATTGCAGCCTGTCTCTCGGACGGGTCTTTGATTGCTTCGATATCTTTTTTGGTCATACTTCCCGGTGTCTGCTGCTGTCCAACGTGAGTGGTAAATCTTGCCTGATTCTGCTGAGCCTGCTGCTGAGATTCATCCACAAAAGCGGATGCGTCAGACTGTTTCATCTGCTCGATCAGATCGTTCAGTCCAAGGATTTTACCGTCTTTCAGTTTCAATCCTGCTTCCTTGATGTCTGCCATAACAGACTTCTTTGCCGCTTCGCTGGAAAACTTAACATCGTCGAGTGCTGCTTTCAGAGCATCTGAGAAATCACGGTCATAGATTTTCGCGTTAAACTCTTTCTCTGCATCCTCGGCTTTTTTCTTCCATCCAGCAAGCTCTGTCTGAATATTCGCCGGGTCGATACCGTCAAAACCTTTCAGAGTTTCTTCTGCTGTCTCGGCACGTTTTTTCCAGTCATCACGTTCTCCCTCAACTTTCAACAGGGTTTTCGCTACTTCTTTAGCATTTTTATAATGCTCAGAGAGTGCTTTCTTCACATCTGCCTGTTTGTCCTCTGGGATTTCGATTCCAAATGATTTTAATGTGTCAATAAGTTTCTGCATATATATCCTCCTGGTCGTGTTTATTGACCTGCCGCCGCAGGTAAGTGGATTAAGCCAGTTAGACCACTGGCAGGGTAACGGTGCATACACGATTCGAACGTGTACAACATTTCTGTTGGATAGGTTAGCAACCTACTCTGATACCATTACAGCAATGCACCATATTCAACCACGATTAGGATTTCTCCTTATTCACCATACTTGCAACCATATTCAGCCACTGTGACGATAAGTCTGATGAGCTTTCGGGAGCGACCCTGAGCTTCTTACCGCGGTCAAAGCACACATGGGAGTGTCACCCATAAATTTCACGGTTCTTTCAGAAAATGTTTTTCATAGCAGGAAAATTTTTCTATGAATTGCCATACCGCTACTTTAACGAATCTCTTGTGTTATACCCTAATTTCTCAGGTTCAAGGCAAATCAGCTTAACGAGATTTCCGTTTAGTCTGTGGTCTCTCACACCACTCACATCAACGGATTATTCTTGCACAGCAAGCGTCTATTGTACGCCGACCACAAGGATTCTGCTTTTGGTCTCTTTATGATGATACACTACAAGGTGTGTTGGAAGTTTCTTCCTCCTCTAACAGAATCACTTCTGCTAAAAAGATGGTTAATAGTCCAGTATCCCGAACTACTCCATCTTACATAACCCTGTATCTCAGCTAGACTGAAAATCTATCTGCACTGAGTTAATCATGTTTGAAATTGCAGGAGACGGATTCGAACCGCCGTTCTCAAGGGTATGAACCTTGTGAGATTCCACTTCTCCATCCTGCCATGTACATATCTGGAAGAACCATTTCAGCACGTTCACTTATTGCCTACTTTAAGGGAGACCACTTTGCAATCCGATAGGCAGCAAACATGTCCGGAACTCGGAATCACATTCCCATGCGCCGCCCTGCGCTATTCCCACGCCAAACTTTCAGGCTCCAGACAAGCGGAACGGATGGATTCGAACCATCAAGGCCTAGTCTACAACCAGGCCGTTCCCAGTTACTTGCACATTCCGAATAACCCGGGTTCCCGGGTTAGCAAGGTGTTTAACGTGTCATGCCTGCCACGAGTTGTTTCGGATATTTATTTCTTTTTTTTAAAAAAGAAAAGTATGAATAACAAAAACCTTAATCAAGGAGGTGAGCCATCTTGCGTGCCAGATGGCAAATACGCACGACAGGATTCGAACCTGTTCAACTTTCCGTTAAAGCGTGCGTACCAGCTACTAAATTAAAGAAAGGAGGATTAAAACGAAAATGTCAAAAACAACCGTTTTACTTGTGCTTCCTGCTGCACAATTACATTATAACAGATTTCTTTTAACTACCTCTCTACCACTTTTGTGTTTTTAGAGCATATCACGGAGTTTTTCTACGTATCTCTTGACAAGATCACGTTCTTCCCGGCACTCTGCATCCTTGGACATATCACTCATTTCTGTTGTAAGTTCGTCCAGATGTTCTTCCAATGCGGCGAGCATCTTTCTTTTGCAGTCTTCAGACTTGCCGGAACGATAGCTCTGTTTCTGCGTCATGTAATCGTCATAAGCATCTCGCCCATCAGAGCGGCTGTAATGTCCTCTAACATAATGCTCACCCCTTCTGGCATAAGAATTACCCCTGTCGTAATCCGGCATCATTCTGCCGTCATTTGCGCTGTATCTCCCCATGCTGTCGCGCTTTCTTCCGCGTTCGCTGTAATCGTCATTGTATCCGCCACGCATCTCATCAAGGACAGTGTTATAGTACTCCACTTTCTTGTCCCAGTACTGCGTGTTCTTTATGTCTTTGTACATATCAATCAGTTTGTATGTCATTTCCAGATTTCCGGTAGTCAGTCCATTATCAGCGATTTTGGAAAGTTCATCTTCGATTCTTGCACATAAATCCTTAATATCTCTCATAATCGCACCTCCTATGCTTCTCTAGTCACGACAATATTTGCGTTCGCAACAGAAATAGACTGATCGCTTGTGTTTTCTACCGCGATATTAACGCAGCATCCGCGAGGCACATCAATATAGATGCCAGAGGACACATTATTGTACTGATTTACTGCTGCCGGTGTGGAAATCATCTGGGAAGAAAGAACCGGCTCACCAGAGATTGCAATTACCAGAGAAATAGCTCCGACAGTACCGCCTGTTGGAATTGCGATATTACCAGAAAAATCCACGAAGAATCTCGCTTTACACTGGTTAGTCAGTCCTCTTAGAGTGATGATTCCGCTTCCCTCTCTGTGCTGAATGCAGTTAGAACCCTTAACTGCTGTATTTGAAAATACTACGTTTCCATTTGCTGCTACAGTCTGAGCAGCTACACTTGTAAATTCTGCCATAATTTTTACCCCTTTCATATCACAAAAGGACAGGTCTCAGCCTGCCCCTCTGTGTAATACGGCATAAGCCGACATTCGAATCAATCGAAAGATACTCTCGATATGAAGTTATCAGCAATTGCATCCGGTGTTGCATCCGCATCCACATCCGTAATATGTGTTCGGGTTAGGAACCTGATATGCCGGAATCGGTGCTGGATTGATTGCATTAATGAGCTGCTGTGTCTGAGAAGCCATTGCAGTTGTGAGAAGTGCGCTCTGGCGATCCTGAGATGCAGCACGTCTGAGATCATTATTCTCAGCCTGCAGACTAGAAATCTTTTCATTGCAAAGATAGTCAAGAATGGCTCTTGTTCCTGCATTCTGACTGTCAATAATGTCTCTTGTGTTACTGTTCATTGTGTTCTGCAATGCGCAGGTATTCTGTGCCATATTGTAGTTTACGCCCTGGATAGCTTCCCTGGTTTCACAACAGCAGTTCGCAAGCTGTGCCTGTAAAGCGTTGGCGTTCTGCATATTCGCTACAGTATCAGCATTGATTGCCTGCTGGATTCCAAAGCCGGTCTGCATGATGTTTGTGTTGATTCCATTGAATCCGGTAAGCATACCATTATTCATGGCATAGAATCCATCACACAGGCCACTATTGATTCCGTCAAGCTTGCTAATTACTGCGGAGTTATCGAATCCTCTCTGAATGTCCGCCTGAGTAGCTGCTGTGGCTACATATCCGCCGCCGTTGCCATTATTGCCCCAGCCGTTGTTTCCCCATCCGAAGAAAGCAAAAATGAATAAAACAATAATCCACCAGCTACCATCTCCGCCAAACATGCCGTCATTATTTCTACCGTTTCCAGTAGCGGCGGCAATATCTGCTAAGCTATAATTTCCATCCATAGTTATAATCTCCTTTATTGTGTATTTACATCAATCTGGCCAGATTGTAATGTACTATTTCATTCCTTTCAGCATGTGTTGAAACTGTCCCGCCATCTGCTGAACTTGATTAAGCTGTTGCTGAGAAATCTTTCCAGACTGCAACATTTTCTCAACTTCTGCTTTCGGGTCTCCCTTGAAATTCTGCTTAAACTGCATGAACTGCTGTATCATCTGCATTGGCCCGTTTCCCTGTGGCATCCCACCACCAAGTGCATTAAATAATGGATTACTCATCTGCGTTTCCTCCCTTGACTGCTGATTCCTGCACGGTATTAGCCCTAACAGGTTCAGAAAAAGAATTTAATCGGTTTATGATAGCTTCGTATTTGCCCTTTAAATCGTCATATTCCTGTCTGGTGACATATTTACTGTCCATGTTCTGAGCAGGCTGTTTAGGTGGCATCTGAGTGCCTATTTCGTGGTACTCAAACGTCCGTAATGGCTGTGGCATACCGGAAACGTCTGTGGATTTTATGTAGAACTTTTCACTCTCACTGTCCATCAGTAAAACGCTCGTGCCTGGTGCTACCAGATAGGACTTTGCCCCGACTTCACCGGATACCCACAGGATGCCATTGTTATTCTGCTGTGGTTGCTGTACTGTCTGAGCTGGCATCTGGACAGGCTGCTGCTGGAACTGGTTCATCTGTCCCGGAACACCAAAACTATATTGATAAGGATTGTTATATAATGCCATCTTATGCACCGCCTTTCTGATTATATTTTTGCATAAAAAAAGAACCGGAAACAGGTCGTTTCTGGCTCTAATTAGTGCCTAAAAAGTATCAGCACACTTTAATTATTTTATTGTTTACCCGGCGGCTTAACCGTTTCGCCGTGGATATACTCACATTCATCTGTTCAGCACAGTATTCGAGTGTATGTTCCTTGCATCTCAGCCGGAACAGCTTTTCTTCATCCGGTGTAAAATTACACTCTGTCAAGAACCTGTCTATATCTTTCTTTGTGAACACATATAACTTCATGAGCATACCCCTTATTAATGCAATTAACGTTGATTCTGTGCAAGATACTCCGTGAGCTTCTGTTTTGTTTTTTTTAACTCCTCGACATTGTTCCCACTGATTTGGCTATCCAGCATAGTCGATAACACTTCCAGGATTAATGAGTCACGTTCTGCAATTCTCTGAAGACTCTCGTAATCTCGCCTATCATGTTCTTCCAGTCTCTCCACTCGTTTGTTAAGTCGAAACGCCGGTGTAATCCACTTAAAGATTACGGCTGCCGCCCCTCCGACAATAGACACCCCTCCGCAGATAGAGAGGAAAATCTGTACAAATTCTGATATGCTCATTTATTCTCCTTTTCCCAGTAATATACTGGGATCTCATTACCGCTATTCCATGTATCGAAATATTTGCCCTCTTGTACTGTCACCACATGACCATCTATGCAGAGTATATACGTGCCGGTCGGATGGTCTGTACAAAAGTCGTTGACTGTATAGATATATCGCTCTGATTGTTCAATCAGTTTGCGTCTGTATCCATGTTTATAGAGGTACGCTCCCCAGACATAGTTTGCGCTTGGCATATCTGACAGAGCACACGCCTGTATCATTAATCCGGCGAATACTGTTTCCCAGTCAAACCCAGTTGCTTTACATATTGCCCGGACAACGCAATCTCCTGTTCTCTTACCCTTAACAGGATTAGGATTAAAATATTCCCATCTATCCATCAGTCAATCCCCTTTGCTGTCTTATATCGTTTTGCCGCTCCTCTGGCTTTTGCGGCGCTCTGGCGGTTCCACTTCGCTATCATAAGCCGGTCTTGCAATTCTCTCAGGTCATTCCGTTTGCAGTAATCTTTGTATGCAGCATTTTGTTTTTGGAGAAGATAAGATTTTCGGTCAAGGTCTTGTTGGAGTGCGAATCTTGTCTGTTCATCCTTACAGTTATCAACCGCCGCTTGCATTCCGAGAACTTCTCTCTTTGTCTTTCGGATTCTTCGCTCGTAAGTACGTTGTCGCTGTTCCTTTTCGTATTGTTTACCTTTGTCAGCTTTATCCTGTGCTGATAGTTCTGCATAAGGATTAAATTCTCCATCACTGGCTCCGAAACTATGCCGACAGTTGACCCCTGACAATCCGCTTGCCGTTCCATATCCGGTCAATGAGAACGGCGGAAATTTCTTGTTCCTTCCAGAACGAGAGTATATCTTGCCTTGCCAAAACGAGTGATTTCCCGGATTTTCACCGCCATCACCCGTTCTGGCTCCCATGTGAGCACTGACCAGAATTAAATCCCAGTCCATTTCTTCCATGCGTTTTAAAGATATATTTCCCGTAGCCTGAGCCACACCAGTTCTAACAGAACGTGCTACCGCTGTTTCAATCGTATCTTTTCTGCCAGATGGATATGTAACTGTCATACCATTGCTTACAACGTTATTAACTGCCTCTTTAATGACTTGCGTATACCCAACTGCCCCAGCCATCACATGATTATATGCAAGGTCGCATTGCTCAATATAAAGCCTCTGAGCGGCACTTGCGGTTGTTCTTGTAAAGTTCTTCCACTCTCCCATGGTCGCAAGCATATTCCGCTCCATGAGCCTTATCATAGCCGGCGACTGTTCGAGCGGTACAGGGCTTAATCCTGCCGCCTTATATATCTTGTCATCGTAGTTCATCGCAGTGATTCCGGCATCTTCAAACGCTTCAAGAAGCTCCTGCTGTTCACGTTTCGTGTATCTGGATAGTTCCGCTAGAATGTCCTCTAGCAATTCACCAGATTCCTGCAGCGTTCTGATTCTCCACGCATCTGCATTTGTCAGAATATAGTCCTCACCTCTGCCGATTCTTGCCATCATCCTCGACACGATTTCAGAGATGATATACTGATGCAGTTCTTCTGCAATCTGTTCACTGCCCTCTGTAATTTGCCGTAAATATTCTGGACTAAGCATAGTATATCACCTCTTTCGATAAATGTTATGGTACATGTTTTGGTTTTTTACTGGTTCGCTAAAGCACGATTTAGTTAATTAGTTTTCCGCTTTCGGTTCTTCTTCCTTATTAACATCCATCAGCTCATTGTACTGTTCCTCTGTGATTCTCCCAACTGCAAAAAATACGTCAATCTTGTTCTTGAGGTCGTCTGTAAGTCCGTTTCTTTCTTTAAGTTTTAATAATGTTCTATATAACATAATCATACCTCCAATTCTGTAAGTGCTACTGCGTATTCGCTGTTCACATAGGCTTCTGCTGATTGCAAATCCATATCATAGATGTAATCACGATTGTCATTGAGCTGTTTCTTAACATAATCCCATCCGTTTTTCATTGAAATCGGATAATTAAATACTGTATATCCGTCAAGCTGTTCTGAATTGATAGATATGTTTGTAGTTGGATAATATGTCGCAAGTGTTTTAAGTGTCTGTACTTCTTCCTGTGTTAAGTCAATTTCTTGTGGCTCTGCTAATAGCCATTCGTTTTTATCTATAATAGATTGCGTATTATCTAGCTTAGAAGAATCAACTCTCCTAACTACTTTTCCTCGTTCCACATCCACATAATCTGCAATGTACTGCTGTCCGTCAATTGTGACGTTACCGCCACTTGAAACAGGAATTGCATTCAATGTGTATGGAAGGGTGACGGTCTGAGATTCTGTTTCATCTTCACTTGATACCTTTACAGTCGGATTCACCACGCTCTTAATCTCCTGCGGATAATCTGGCGAGGGAGATGGCTGACCGCCTGTGTAGGGTTCATATACTGGATCATCTCCAATGCCTAAACATATTTTAACTGATTGGTCTTCGGAAATAAGGAAATCCATATATTTAGCATCAATATTTATCGTGCTTGTCATTGCAGTCTTGCCAGCATCAACTCCGAACCATGTCTCTTGAGTACTATCTTCATTACGGAACCTGAAATTACCGCCAAGAGCAGGTGTACCGTCTGTAGCCCAAAAAATGTGTGTTCCTTTTGGAATCAAAACTTCTATTGTTTCGAGATAACTAATGTCAGCAGGAAGTAAATTTATCCCTTTGTATTGGTTCTGCTCGCTCTTTCCATACAACATCATATCTTGAATCTTGCCATTGTCAGAATCAGTGATGTGAATTTCACCCTGATTCGATGCATAGAACTTTGTAATTTTGTTTGATAAATCTTCCTTCAGTGAACTAGTTTCCTCTTTCAGTGAAGCAATGTTCGTCTTGTTCTGCTCAATCTGCTGTGCCTGTTCTGTCGTGGCTCCTGGCTTGACTGGATTCTTTTCAAGGTACTCATTCACTGCATTCTTGATTTCTTCCGGTGAAATCTCACCGCCAATTCCTTTTAAGCATAATTCGTACAAATACTTCTCTTTTCTCGTGATTGGCTTCGGGATTTCGCCTGTATAATCACCTGTCAGATATGCGAGATACTTTTCTTCTCGCGTTACTGGTTTATCTGCCATCTTTTTACTCCTCTCCGAATAATGTTGGCTCGTCTGGTTGAGCTTCTTTGACCATTGCTTTCGCTTCTTCTAATACTTTTACTGCTTCAGGCAATGTTTTATATGATCCAAAATAATATTTCTTCTTATTTCTTTTAATTTGCACCTTATAAGTTCCCTCACTATAATAAATTCCCTTATATCCTGTTTTGTTATCTTTTCTTATCCTCTGATTCAAACACTGAGTTTCACTATCAGTCCAACGGCAGTTATCTGGTTCATAGTTTCCATTCACATTTATTCGATCTATGGACAGTCCTTCCTTATATCCATTGTTCAGTGCCCATTGTATAAATGCTTGCGGTTCTTTTTGCCATTCTTCACAAACTTTTATTCCTCGCCCACCGTAATAAATATAAGCTTTGTCTTTTGGGTTATTACATCTCCCCTTCATTTTTGTATAAACATTGTACAACTTTGTCCTTGAATATCCATGTGTTTTTACAACTGATTCTTTTTCATAATTATAACATCCGCAGCTTACAGTACTTCCATTTCTTAAATCTCCATGTCTAACGATTGTGATATTTCCACAATCACATTTACACTTCCATCTCCGAATCATTTTACCTGTTTTACTATAAATTGGTTCAGCTTCTTCCATAACTACAAGTTTCCCATATCTTTCACCCTCAAGATGCAATCTTATCTGATTTTTCATATTATATTCTCCTTTTATACGTATATACTCATATACGTATATCATAACATATTTTATTCTTTACGTCTATACGTATTTATGGTATATTCGTATTAAAGGAGGTGCCATAATGGGTAAAATTAAATTTACGACTACCATAGATGAAAATTTATTGGAGCAAATCAAAATTCTTGCAATTAAAGAAAAGTGTTCCGTAGCATCTATTCTTGAAAAATTAATATCTGATTATTTAAAATCTAATTCAGAGGGAAAATAAATCCCTCTTTTTTATTCATCATCAAATAATCCTTTTGCTTGTGTTTTTTCTGCTTCTTTTGTCATTGATACCGCCTCGTCTTTCGTCATTCCTTCAAACTTCACGAAATACAGCCATGCCGGAACCTTGCCAGTGGTCACATACTGCCACCATCTTGCACGATCATTTTCACGCACATACAGGATATCTCCGAAATCATAATTGACTTCATAAGCTCCAACGGGTGCAAGCCCGTACAGGTCAGCGTAGACGTTCAATGCGTAAATAACTTCATCCAGACAGGATTCCAGTTTGTCCCTTACATCTTTGATGAACTGCACTGTCCTCTGCTGTTCTGCTTCTACTCCCGTAGCCGTCTGAATACCGCTAGATTCGTTAAAAACAAAGTACCCATTGGAGAATCCAATCTTATATCCTAACTGGCTTAAAAGGGCATTTATGCCGCTTATACGAGTATCCGTGTTGAGCTGTGGATTGATCTCCTGATAGAATTCTTTCGCGTCCTGTCCGAATACATTCTTAACAAAGTGCGGTAACCTCATCTCATTCCGTCTGTTCTCCATGCCCTGTGGTGACATGGCTGATACAGGTGTACCGCTTGGCATCAGCAGTCTATCATCCGCCAGAACAATCTTCTGAGAATCAAAAATTTCTCCGGCATTGCGGCTGTATGCAATGTCGAGATCTTTTAACTCTTCAATGGCTTCAGCAAATATCGGAAGTCCAAGTGGTGTGCTAATATCTACATTGTTCGCTTGTGGCGTCCGCAGCACTCCATACAACGGTCCGTCCAGCTTCTCGCCGTTTGCCTTGAGTATTGGTGGCGTGTCTGCCATGAGGTCAGCCCATTTGGTCTGTTTAAGGTCAATCTTATCGCCGATTGACTGAGGGGATTTTGACACATAGGCTCTATTAGAAACGTAGTACGGATAGGTCGTCACGCCATCCACGGTAGTCTCAACAAATCTATGATATTCAAGCCGTGTATAGTATTTCCGTCCAACAGTATAAGAATCCTTGAATATGATTCCCTTAATTTCCTGATTATCATAGTCCACGATCATCACATCTGCCGGAGTAAATACGTCAATGCTTTCACCATTTGGCTTAATAAATACTGTTCCATAAGCACAGCCATATTCTACCCAGTGACGGATTTGAAAATATGCCTTGTCGATCTGTTCCTGTAGCCACGTAGCCCTTGCAGAACCGTCTATCTGAATGCCGATCGCCAGCGTTGCGAGCCGAGCTGTTTCTGAGCAGACAGATTTAGCAAAATTGATCGTCTTGATATTATTCTTATCATCCAGCCATTCCGGCGCACCTCTGTAAATGTTCGCGCACCGGTTAATCAGCGATTCCATCTCTGGAAATTCTGCTGCCTGAATGTTGAAGTCCTCTTCGGCTTGTTTTTTGAATATCATATTAAACCACCTTTTTAGTGTTGTTATAAGTCCCATTATGCACTGTAACCTCTCCTGTTAAACAACGGCTCATAAGCATATCTAAGTGCCGAGATTGCATGATCATCTCCGTCAGGATAACCACTTATTACATTTCCCTCTTTGTCCCGATCGTACTCATATTCTGTGATTTCTTTATATGCGTTCGGTGTTCGCTTCGGGTCAATGACTATAGTCTTTGTCTGTAAGAATTTGAAACCATACTCGATACTTCCCGGTCCTTTGATTGCTCCTCTTGCAGGAAGTCCGGCATCCCGGAAGTCATTCACAGACTTAGGTTCCGCAGAATCACATATCATTGTGTAATCGTCATAGCCTTTTTTCTTGATCCAATCAGCAGTCTTAGAGTTGCTCCATTTATTTACATACAGCTCGTCAATCAGATATATCTTCTCTCTGGCAGAATCATAATAAGTTCGGAGATAGCAGAAGGCATCCGGGTACCATCCATAATCTACACCAGCGAAAATGCGGTCCATGTGGCTGATCTCTTCGTCTGTAATATCTCTGATTTCGAGATATTCAAATACGTTTCCGCCGTCACCATTTGGGACACCCAGGTATTCATGCTCATATGCTTCTGGATTGACTTCCTTTAAGTGCTCTGCATCATTAAGGAATTTCTGACCTAGCCACTCTGCCGGGGCTTCCAGATAACTTGAATGATGAATAACTCTTTTTGGGTTAGGTGTGAGCTTAATCCTATTTACCCAGTTTGATTTTGATTTTGGTGGGTTGTATGATGAAAAATCATAGGATTCATCACCACCACGAAGCACTGACTGATTAACAGAGCGTTCCTGAGCATCTCCCTTCATTTGATCTTTTTCTTCTTTCCAGAGGATTCCAATGTAGCCAAACTCCGGCTTAATGGATTTCAGTTTGGTTTCATCATCCAGACCACGGAAGTATATTGTCTGTCCAGTCTTAATATACTTGATCTCAAGTGGCGACACCTTGCATTCAAATTCTTCCATCAGTCCAAGTTCATTGATAGCCCATTTCATATTGGCGTATACGGAATCTTTCAGAGTGCCTGCCACCTGTCTTGTAATGCAGGCGTGCATCTGTGGATTATTCTTAATAAGCTCAACAATCTTAAAAGCTACGAAAGAGGATTTCAGACCACCTCGACCGCCCTCGAATACATATTCGATATTAGGCTTAATCTGTCGGTTAATATCCACGAATGCCTTGCCGAGCACTCTGGCAGGAAGTTCGTATTTGCTTTCGTCTGATTTTGATACAGCTACCAACTGTTCCCATTTGTCTACTGCCTGCATATTTCCTTTAATAGCTTTATCGTATACGGCAGCTACAATGCAGGCATTGTTATTTGCATCCTCATCAGATATTCCCATCTTTGTGAGCTTCTTTTTCGCAGTGGTCGGGGCAGGATTCTCAGCTATCATTTTTGCTAATTCAGAAAGGGTCTTTTTTTGACGGCGCACTTCTCCCGACTTAATACCGCCTTTTTTTGTTATTTCTCGGAGTTCGCTCGGAGTTCGTTCAGAATTTGGTATTAAATTTTTCTCATTTGCCATCCTATCAACATCCAATCATATCCTTTCTGAATTCAAAAAAGTCCCCAGTATAGCAGTTATATACAAATATAATACCACACTGGGGAGATTTAGCTCTCTACCACTTTTATAAATTTTTAAGTTTTTTTTTTAAAGCCTGCCAATCAGTTTGGCCAGATGATAATATTCCGCCATGACCTTGCGTTTGTATCCGTAAAAGTCATTCTCTGTTGCAGGAACTGTCCTGATCTTCTCCATTGTCCGATAACCAATACTGTTCACGATACTGTCATAGATTTGCGATTCAATGCCGGGTGCGTATTTGATAGATACCTGCAACAGATTGTATTTATCGCTTTCGCTAAGGTTCCGCAAGTGACTTTGTAGTATAGGTATATCATCCGGCGGTACTCCGTAGTCAATCAGTGTTGCCTTTCTCAGTTTCATTTATTTTACCCTCTTCATTCAAGCTCCAGTCACATGGCATGCCTCGAAAACATTCTGGACAGTGTTCGTAGAATCCGCAGCCTTTGCAATCTGCTGGCTGTCCAGTGCAATATTGCTGTAGTACGTGGTATGCTGATATAGCAAGATTTGGCGTTATGTCTGGTGTAGGTTTATTATTCATTTCTCCATCTCCTATCGCTTACTTTTTATCGCTTGTTTTCATCGCTTGTTTCTGTAATTTCTCTCAAGCAGGCATTCCAACCAATCTTGAAAAGTGGCTCGAAATCTCCAAGTTTCCGGTCTTTCTCGTTATCGAATTTCTTTGGCAGTGGTTTCAATGGACACCAATCAGGTCTTGATTTGCTTTCGTAATCATAATGTTCTTCTGTCATCAGAATTACATCATAATCTAAACAATCGGCTAATTCACAGTATCCCTCATATTCAAGTTCGCCGCAGTATGCAGTTCCGAACGGGCAATCATAGCAATTCTCTGGTGTGTTCATCACTAACACTGATTTACGCATTTACTTCACTTCCTCTCAGCATCAGGCTCAAAGTATTGTACCCCGGGCAAGTCCTGACCCCATTTCTGGTATCTCTTAACAGCGCACAGTACGGATATAACGCCATGACCTCGTAGATGTGTTCTGTGATGTCCTCACCGCGCTGGTCGACATATTTAAAACATTTACCCGGTCTAAGAAAATATCTTGCACATACATATGCTTTTGTTCCGAATCTTACACTTGCGCTACTCATTTGTGTTCCTCCTGTAATAATTCTGGGTTGTCAAAGGTGTTGCCAACCACCTCATAATATTTTGTATCAAACTCATCAAGATACTGTCTGTCTATGCTATTAGCTTCGTGTCCTACCCATCCTGCAACGCCCCATTCAACAGTTTCATATGTCACATCCTCTGGGTAGAATTCGTCCAAGTGTGCCATCAGGATATCATTTTCCCATATCCTATTCCCATTCTTGTCACAAATTCCCGTGAACTGGCAGAGGGTTTCAGGAACAACCAATTCCATTCCGTCTGTTATCAAAAAGCCGATTGGCAATGTACTCGCTCCTTTATACGGCGGAACGATATAGCAATATCCGCTGTCAATATCCAAATCTATGAGGCTCCCTTCTATCCATTCTCCATTTTTAACTCTCTTTGCCTTGAAAAGAATTTCTCTCATTCAACTCCACCACCTTTTATAATTTCGATTGCTCTATCAATTGTATTTACAATGTTTTTATAAGCACAATCTTTATCGGCATCTCCCGTATTTGCAATTGTTAAAAAGTATCTCATTTTTAATTCTTTTAACTGCTCTACAACCTTGTCTACATCAAAAGCTGTCGGCTGTTCATCAATTACTGCACCTATTGCAAAATCCATATCCGAACCTCCAAGAGAATCAATTATTTCGTCTGCATCAATTAACCTCATTTATTTTTCCTCCCACACTCCCAATAACCGCATCCGCTCATACAGTACAGCAACGGTCTTGCGTCTGTATCCGTAAAAGTCTTTCGGGTTCATCGGGATATATCTTTCTTTGCTGATTTTCCTGTAACTTTTCCGGTGCAGGATATTGTCAATAACCATATCCGCTATCACCGTATTTTTCGGGCAAGCTGACAAGGCGGCACTGGTAAGCAGGTATCCGTACTCTGCCGGGAAGTCTTTCAGCATCGCATTCAGTTTTTCTATGTCTTCTGCTGGAATACCGTAGTCTTTCAGCTTTTTATTCCTTGTCAGCATACCGTTCTCCTTTCTATTCGTCTGGGTGGTGTTTGTCGTACATAATCGCTACGCATACAAGACCAGCCACTCCGAATATGGTTCCAAGGGTGAATCCTAATAAGAATGTAATCATCCTTCCACCTCACTATCCTCTGGCATTTGAAAGACCATTTTGTTCGTAAGTGCTTTTCCAATAGCTTCAGCCAAAAGTTCATTTTCTTTCGACGCTGGCGCTTCTTGGAACATCTTTCCAATATTCGGAACTGTCATTGGAATTAACTCTGCGTCCGCATATGCTTCCTGAATCATATCCAGTACCTTTATGGCTTTTGCTTTGGTGGAATATTCTCCGAGCAAGCAACACCATCCTATATCTCTTCTTACGCTTATTACTCCACCCGAAACTTCGATATCGGGTAAAAATTCAAATGCAACTAAAACTTCCTTATTCTGACTTCTGATTAACATTTCGTGTCCTCCTTGTTTGCTCTTTTGTTCCATATTTCAACAGCTTCCTTCCAATCCCATGTGCCCGTGCAAAATGTTAATCCGCATTCACAGTGAATGGCTATTGGATTTCCCCCACTGTCAGGATCGTAAAAAGACGGTGCCCAGTCTCTTTCTGGAATGTATACATTTTTCTCTGTATCTATCTCTTTTCCGCAAAACGGACAAGGTTTTAATTTATTCATTGTGTCCTCACTTTCCATATCTTTTTAAAATCTCAGCAACTGCATTGATATGTTCTGACAGTGTATCTAAATCTTCGTCTTTAATTACTCTCAGCCCACGGCTCGACTTAAAATCTTCAATGGCATATACACCATCTTTGATTTCCTTAAATTTCTTTGCCATTTCGCTTTCTTTTATGGCTTCGGAATCGTATTTGTATAACACTTCATGTTTATCGCATTCTCCAATGTCGGTTTCAATTTTGGTTCGTTTAGGAGTTATGCGTACAATCTTTGCCGGATACACCATGACGTGTCTAAAATTTGTTCCCCATCCGCACCGTACTTCTCTTGCAATTCCAACCACGTCTCCGACTTTTAAATCATCTTTATTTATCGGATTTAATTTTCCTATTACCATCCTCTTGTCATCCTCACTTTCCCCATGTAAGTACCTGCCCGTTATTCTGTATATAAATCATCGGTGCAGCTTTACGCTCCATATCTCTCAATCAGCTCCTTATAATCATCACAAATCTGAATGTGATGCTTCTTTTCCAAATCATCAACCATTTCAGACAATGATGTTTTTCCAGAATTGATATCATTGATGTAGTTATTAATTCTTTTTACGGACTTCATGTAACGTTTCCATCCCCATCCATGTAATTCGTGCATTACATAGAACAAAATCACAAAATTCAGCACGTCAGACCAGTTCTTTCCATCCTCGAACCCATCATCAAAGGCTTTTAACTCCATCTCTTTTAACTCTTTCTGGCAGTTCTGGATAGACTGTGCGAACATATGAGATTGTTTATTTGTATATGGAATGAATGCTTTCTTTTTCTGCTTGATTTTTAGGCTTCCCATCCAACAACCCTCCTTATGTTTTCTGTTAAAGCATCAAACTGTTTTAACATCTTCCGACATCCGTTTCTAGTCACCTGCATATCTTCGGCGGAGTCATCTATCCAATATTTACCATCAATCAGATAACTGTTATCCAAGAATGTACGGAATCTGCATTTTGTAAGTCCGAATTTATTCATAATTTCTCTTTGCGTCAAGGGCTCTACAAATTCACCATCTGCTGTAACAATGTCATAAAGTTTCATTTTATCTCCTTGTTTATCTTTCTTATTCCGTACCCAACTGGAGTATATGCCCTGTCGGTACTGGGGTGGTTTGTTCTGAGTAAACCATCATCAATCAACTGATTGATATGTTTCCAGACCGTAGCTCTCCCGGCATCTACCTTTTCAGAAATCTCCGTAATCGACGGTGCATATCCAACCAGTTTGATATAACTGACGATATACATATAAATTTCTTTCCTGAGAGCCTGTCCCTGTTCGTATCTATTCTTTGTGTTGTACGGCATTTTGATTCTCCTTTTCCAATTCTTTTGCCTTATTAAACATCTTGGAAAGATAATTCGAATAAGCAACAAGCATGTGATCTACAAATCCATTTTTGTTATATTTTTCAGATACAACATGGATCTGTTCAACTACCTGCTGCCAGTATTCATCTTTTGCCTCAATTCCGGCAGTCTGGAGGACCAGTGCCGGAAAGTCAATCTGTAAAAACTTTATGGTGTTCGGTATCTGCTCATGCGTCACTCTCATACTTACGCACCTTCTTCTACCTCAAAACTCTGTTCAAGAAGTCGCTCGTTATCCTTGCTAAACGCCTTTATATAGCTCTGTTTTATCGGTCTGATAAAATGTATGCCGTTAGCTGATTTAGCCCGGGAAACAGCCACATAGAACTGTCCAGGATCCCAACAGCAAGGGTCAATGTTGATTTTTTCAAATGTCTGTCCCTGTGATTTATGAATGCTGATTGCCCAGGCAAGTTTTACCGGGAACTGAGAGAAAGAGCCTACTTTCTTACGGACAATCTTCTCTTTCACGATCTTCCGACCATCCTTTTCTTGTTCGGATTCCTCAATAACCTGTTTCTCAATGTCTTTATTGTATCTATATAAGCTAACTGTTTTGCCCTTATCAGTTTTGATAACCAGATAAGATTCTTCAAATTCTCCGTTTTCCACAATTTTCTGAATGATGCCAATCGTTCCATTAACGTAGTTTCCAGACAAATCATTGACTGTAATCATCACTTTTGCACCGATGTTAAGAATTAAGTCCTCTCTGGCAAATGCAATGTTCTTAATATCGGCAGATGTTAGCTCGCCGTCAACTGCTGCATGAAACACTTTTTCGGTCTTTTTATCCAACTTGCCAAGGAAAGTATTGTTAATTCTGTCAGCTTCTGCATTAGTGCCAACCAAGAACGGCGCTTCCGGTATAACTTTGTCTGATTCGTTGTTCTCCAGATATGCAATGGATTTTCTAATATTGTTGCCATATTTAATATCATTCAGCACATACTTAAATCCCTCATCATTCTGCCTGCATACCTCATCAAGTTTGATATATTCAAATCCCATTTCTTTCCAGTATTCAGACATGAAAGCATATCCATGTTCATACTTTCCACCCTTTCCATAATCAGATCCATACATCCGACAGAGAATTTTTCGATCGTCTGTCGTAATAACTGGCGGAAGCTGGTAGAAATCACCTATCACGATTAACTGAATGTCTTCTTTGTCCTCTCCGATCAGAAGTCTGTCAACTGCTCTCTCTTCATTCTCCGTGATGATCGTCTTTGCAATCATATTGAACAAATCGAACCGGCACATGCTGATTTCATCAATGATAAGAACATCTGCTTCTTTCAGAAGTTCAGCTCTGGATTTCACCTTTTTCTTATAGTCCTCAAATTTAATTGAAATATTCAATGCTCGGTGTACGGTAGTTGCCCCATATCCGATATTATCCGCTGCAATTCCAGTAGTGGCGGATACCAGAATATTTTTACCAGCTTTTTCCGCCTCATCGATGAACGTTTGGATAACCGTTGTCTTGCCTGTTCCTGCGTCACCTGTCAGAAAAACATTACTGCCAGACAGCATTGTATCTAATGCATATCTTTGCTTTTTATTGAGATCGTCTTTTTTCATTTTGTAACCACTCCTTGTAATAATTATGTTAACTGAATATTTTTTGCAATATTCAGTTAATTTTGTTATAATAAATCTAATTGCATATACTTTTTAATTTTGTAACCCGTGTGTAACCGGCTTTTTTAATCCACTGGTTACGCCACAAACCCTTATTTTATGTGGGCTTCAGAGGTGTGTAACCGTGTAACCAATGTAACCAAGGTTTTTATATAGGAGAATCACTAGAGTATATGTTTTTTATACACTCTCAAACTTTCTCCTATAGGATGTTTTTTTTCGTGTTACAACGGTTACATGGTTACAAATTACGAAAACGGAACATTTGTTTCGGCATCAGCTGGCAGAAAACCAGTTTCAATAACCTCATTTTCTTGCTCGTTTTCAAGACTTTTTATATCAACAATCTTTACCGCAATAAGCCTCATTACACTTCCACCGTCTCTTTTTAGTACCGTATCTCTTTTTCCTGTGTGCTTGATTAACTCTCGATTAATCGCCCAGGCCGAAAAGGCTTTTCTGGAGAATCCATTGTTCTTCAAAAGGTTTTCAAGAGGTTTCGGATAAAAATATACATATACATCTCCATATTCATCTGGCGTTTCCTTGAATCCCCACTGATCACAGCTAAATTGCGCATCAAAGTGCTGTCCGTACACTGAGAGACTTTCAAGAATGAATTCATAGCATCTCTGACCTTCTGATACATCTTTCTTGCGTGTAGGTATGTCTACAACGTCCTCGACCGTCAGCTCACGTCCATCCTTAAATATGAAATCTGTAGCTAATTTGTCAGCCAGCAGAAGTGTAGATATTGCCATTACCTGCTTTGCTGGAAAGTCATATCCGTCAAAACCTTTCTCAATTTCGGCTTTCATTTCTTTCAGATCATCCGATGTGAACTGTTTGAGATTTCCAACGAACACTCTTCCAGCAAAGCCGTAGTTCTTCACGACAATGCCGTTAATCTCTGCTGGATTCTCGTAAATATCCTCACAACATTCAATTTCAATAATTCTGTTGATAGCTCCGCCGGAATCTGCAAATTCCGAAATAGGGTTCTCACCGTTGCAAATAGTCACATTACTCCATGTATTTTCCTTAGCTGCTCCGAGGTCCTTATTTGAACGTGCTTTTCCTTTGCCAGAACAGAGATTGTAAATCAATGTTTCGTAGTTATCCCGGATATACTGAGAAGCATTCTTCGAGTCGTCCAGAATCATCGGAAAGTTATTGAGCATATCTGCCCTTGTTTCCAATGACGTATCTGTTGACCGAAAGTTTCCAACGTAAGCTCCCGGCGCAGGATTTCCCCAAATCGATGCCGCTATATTGATCGTTACTGTCTTTCCACCGCCCGTCTGCCCGTAGAAGTCTACGATGAACGGCAGTGTGTCAAGCGGCTGTATAAGAACACTCGCAAAAGATGCTGCCAGTGCTATTCGCGGTTCCAATCGTCCGCATGATCGTAGCTGCTTAGCCAGAGTCACCCACTTGAAGTAGTCTCCACTTTCCTGTATACTTTGAAATAGTGTTTTAAAGCGGTATTCACCGTCAAAAACGATTGAAAGGTCGTAAGGGACAAATGTATTACCATGCCACCCCAGTTTGCTTGTAGAGTGCTGTATGTCGATCATATCAGCGTTGTACATTTCAACGTCCGCCAGATACTTCACAAGAAGCCTTGCATTTTCTGAGTTGACTTGTACGCCGAACCTTGCAAGATTAGTTATTGCTCTGGAAGTCACAATGTCAATTTTTGGAACAGTTATTTCTGTCCAATATCCATCCCTTTTAAAAGCCACCGTGATCTGTTCCTCTCCTGTCTCGATGTTTTTTAGACGACGTATCGGCATGATCGGGTGGTGACATACAAGTTCTCTTGCCTTAGATGTTTCAGAGGAAAATATTCCGTTCTCTGTAGCTATCCAGCTACCACAAGCCATGTTAGGATATTCCTTATCAACAGAATCAGGATAAAAGTTTGTGATGTTTTCAACTAACTGCATAGAACGATTTACTTTTTCTTCTTTTTCCTTTTCCTGTTCTGCTTTCTGGAATTCCTTTATGAACTCTTCTGCTATATGCTTCGCTTTCACACTTTTTGCCCGGTCCATCAGCTTAAACTTGATTTCTGAGCGGTCAATTTTACTTTTTACTGAAAAAAGCTCTTCATACAACTGCTTTTCCATAAAGTCTTGTGCCTGTAAGTTTTCAATATTTTCAAGAATTTTTCTCACCTCCTGACTTAGCTGATAACATTTCGTATCTGCTTTTTTCTTTCTCAAGATTAAACTGGCACATATACCACTCTTCTGAATCAGGAGGGAACGTTTTTAGTGCTGTTTCGTACATAAGTATGTTCTTTTCTACCTGCTCAATCTCATTAGGATCCTGAACAGGGTTGTGTTTTTTTGATTTAATATCTCGCATTTCATGTCTGATCTGGTTGCGGCTTTTACCTTTTTTTGATATATAAGTGCCACCCAGCTCAATAAACGCCGTACTAAAAGGGACGGATTCGTATTGCATCACAAAATCAAACACATCACCGCCAGTTCCACAGCCGAAACAGTAAAAGGAATCATCGTAGATTTTGCAGGATGCTGACTTTTCCTTGTGAAAAGGGCAACATATAAATCCTGCTCTATTCGGCCTTAGCCCGTACCTGGAGAGAATTTCTGGCATTTTTACTGACTGTTTGATTTCTCCCTTAGTCATGACAGCAGCTCCACGATCCGCCACCCAGTTTCTTCTTTCGTGCAGAATTCAAATCGGACTCCGTATCTATCTCTGATTGTGCAGAGAGATTTATACAACTGGCAGCCATCAACAGCCTTGTCAGAGATTACAGTCTTTACTTTTTTGCCGTTTATCGTCCTCCAGATAACTTTGTGTTTCCTTGGGTTCTCCCAAAAATACACATCGCCAACTGATTTAATATCTGGTCCATGTTCACATAGGATAATCAGCTGAATACCTGCTTCACGCGCCCTAATCAGCTCTGCTTTGAACCTTTCATGCTGTTGGCAGACATTTCCACAAAGCTCCTGCAAATCTTTTTTACGGTCAATACAGAGTTTTGCATTATCCAGCGATTGATAATCGCCGCAATACAATTTAGAGCGAAAATACTGCACTCCAAGGCTATCAAACTGACTCTGAATCCGTTCCCATTCTGATTTATGTTCCCTTGTGTCCACTTGTATAACCATTAAAAACACATCCTTTTAATTAAATGGAAGTTCTTCCTGTACACTATCCGGAATACTCATAAAGTCCGTACCTGCCGGACTTGCTCCCATGATAGCTTCTTCCTTCAGATGATCGTCATAGGCCTTTGTGGTACGCTCTTCCGGAATATCTGCATCTTTGATTCCTTCCACGCTGCGGAACCATGCAAGTTTGTGACGTTTTACTTCTTTATTGTCGTACCAGTCTCTCTCCAGACGGAAGATGCCGCCGATCAGTTTTCCCTTAAACTGCTGCCCGAAATTATCGCCCCACTTAACGGCAAATCCCGGATTTGACTTTTCTACGCATGTGATAAAAGTTTTAAGATTACGGACGCCATACTCTACACTCTCGTCAATGACCATATAGTTAGTGCCGGCATTCGGATATTTCTTGTCTGGACGGATATCATTTTCAAACTGCTTCATAAAGTACCCCGCCTGTTCGTCTCCTTCTGCAAAATCAAACAAGATAACGAGCATATCAAGTCCACCCTGTGTTTTTTTCTCTAATACCTGCTTAATTACCATTTTGTGCCCGCCAAGAGCAATCGGTTCAAATTCTCCTGCTGCCTGTGTAGTATCGTAATTATTTGGTTTCTGCATTGTCTGTTCCTCCTAATTCATAATAATCTCTGATAACCTTGTCAACTTCTGCAAGGTCGTTATCAATAGTTAAACTGTCAAACATCCCGATCGGGGACTTACTTACCGCTCCCTGACTGGACTGAGTGACAAATAAGTGCTTTCCACTCTCTTCGATGCATCGAAGAACGATGGTAAACATGCCCTCGATGCAAACTTTTTCGTCCAGAAGCTTACCAATTGTCTTAGGCTTTACTTCCCCGGAGTCATCTTTTTCCTCATGCATCATAAGGTAAACAATTTTATTCTGCGGTACTTTTGTTACAATGAACTGGATAAGATTCCAGAAATAGTCTCCAATATCATTGTACAGAGCGAACACTGCATTGCCTTTTCCAGCAGAAGCGTGTCCCTTCATAAAATGATTCGTGATAAGATACCCTGCATCATCAATTACGATAGACTCTGCTTTTGATGCGATCAGGCACTTCATTACCTGCTGGTAATCATCTGTAAACCATCCGTCAATCTTTCCTTTAAACGGAAGCGGTTTATTCAATACTCTAATAAGATTCCAGTGTTCATTCTGGCAGTTCCTAAGACTGGTACTCTTGCCAGAACCAGATTTTCCAATAATTAATACGGGTGTTGCCATTGCTATTCCTCCTTGTCATAAACTACATGTTTACTGCCCTCGATAATCAGCAAACTTGCAATATCTTTCATTGATAAGGTTGATTCGTTATAGATTTCGACCAGTGCGTTGTATGCGTCTGATGAAACCTTTACAACCTGATTGTCTTTTCCGGTTACCAGTTGTTTCTTTCTTGCCGGAATACGGATTTCAAATTCACTCATTCGTTTCCTCCTTATACGATTTCTGAGCCGTTAAAAGCCCATTTAGAGCCTGTACATAGTTTGCTAGCATTCTTGCCTTGTATGATTCTTCAATGGGGTTATCCGGGACTGTGGCAAGCTGTATATCAATCAATCTCAGAACTTCATTAATTCTCTCATCCATGTTCACACCGCCTTGAAAAAACAGTACAGGTTGTCTGAAGCATCTCCGAACTTCTCTCCATCAATATCTTCGGCTTTGTGGTATTCCACATGATCCAGAGACATATCACAGTTTTCATAATCCAGAATGTAATCACCTCTGGACTGAAGCTCTCTGAGCAGCTCGTTGATACATCCTGCTATCTCCAGACTGGGAAAAAGCTTCATAATTGCTATCTGTTTACTCATTTGGACACTTCCCATCTATCAGAAGTTCCAACAAGAAAGCTTTGATTTTATTAAGCTTTTCACAACTTTCTTTCTCGTAAAATGGGTCAAAAGATACGTTTTGGTACAAATCCCACTCGAATTCGCCGTCGGGAAGGTCAACGTCTTCTTTTCTTTTAATTCCCCTTACGTTCAGACCGTAGCTTGAATAATCAAACGTAATACTAGCTGTCGGAACTTCGTTCACAACTCTTTTACAGAGTTCATAAATTTCATCAATCTCTTTCTCGAACATCTTCTCATCCTCCTTATTTCCTACTGCCAGTCTGCTTTCATCTGGCGTACCGCCCATGCTGCCGAGATACCGAAAAAGATGTTTAGCCAGATAGGTATATCCACATATTTCCCGGCAAGCATACAAACAGCAATTAGCATATATTCTTTCATTTCATTTCTCCTGCAATCCACACAAGGTTGCTTGCCACCAGTGCGGCGACTGTCACAATCCATGCAGTGAACCATCTTTTTGACTTTTTCTTACTTTCTTCGACAATTTCAGTCGCAAGTGCTACTTCGATGTCAGTCCATGTTGGCTGATTTTCGTTTCTAATTTCACTCATATCGTGCTAATTTCTCCTTATTTTTTCTTATTTGTCTTTACAATTAGCAGATAGAGAACTATAATGTATCTATCCACTAAGGTGTTTTAGTGGTGCAAAGCTCCGGGGCGGAGGTGTCGACTCCCTCCGGGGCACTCACTTATTGAGAGCCTCTTTGCCTTTCCAGACATGACCAGTTACTTCATAGACTTTCCTAGGGCTTATGATGTATGTGATTCGGCCACCGGAAAGGCTTTTTGCTGGCTTGTTATTCTGCACAGCCACGCCGATCGGCAACCATCCATACACAATCCCTGCCCGGATTGCTGTAATAGGAAGTCCAATCAGTTGACTTGCATCAGATACGCTCATACTCTCTGATGAGAATTCTGGCATCTGTGGAATACCTGATATGATTCTCGCAACCTCTGCGGCGAACTGATGAATCTGTGCATTTTCTTTAATGTAAGTATCGACTTCGCTCATTTTATACTCCTTTCTTGTTTTCTTTCTGGTCAGAATCATCTTTCTTCTCAGAAAAACTTTCTGTCTTACCAAGAATGTATCCCTTGTCAAAATCTGACATATTAGGAATCGCGTTTTTCAGTTTTTCAACGATTCTTTTTTCTTTTTCTGACATGATTTTCTCCTCTCAAAATTTATAGTCTTACTCCGCTTGGACACCTGACTTTGAACCTGCCATCATCAGCACCAGTAGGTTATCTCTGGTGGACGGTCATTTCTGACCGTTTCGGCTATTTCAGAATAATTTGCAAGGTGCAAATATCTTCATCCACAATAGTTCGTACTGTTTCGATTTCTTTATTGAGAATTTCTTTCATTTCGTCCTTTTCCAGAAATGCTTTATATCTGCTGGTTTTAAAATATAAGCCAAACATTTTTAATTGCACCTGAATTCTTGTATCTTTATCTACTACCTGTAATAATTCGTTTAATGTCATATCCTTTTTCCTCTCTTTCTTGCGTTGCTTTGTTTACCTTGTAAACACAGTATAGTCCCCCAGACAACATTTGTCAATACTTTTTTGTTGACTTTGTAAACATTTTATGATATTATATTTTCAGAAAGGAGGAATTAAATTGAAAGACAGGTTTAAAGAGTTGCGAAAAGAATTAAACGTAACTCAGCAAGAATTTGCAGACAAACTAAAGATAAGTAGGAATTTTGTAGCGCAAATTGAAATGGGAAGCAAAGTTCCGTCAGATCGGACTATTGATGATGTTTGCAGAGAATTTAACGTAAACGAAGAATGGCTCAGAACTGGAAACGGAGATATGTTTGTACCCGGAATTAAAGACAAACAAATTTCTGCCATGCTTGCAGACGTAATGAAATCTGGAGAAGATTCTTTCCGACACCGTCT